AGCAGGACCAGTTACAGTAACTGGAACACAAACTATAACAGGAACGGTAGTAGTAATTTAATGAGTAAGATAGAAGTAAACACAGTTGATACACAATGCGGAACTAATCTTACTGTAGGATCGGCATGTAAATCTGTAACAGTTGCAGGTAATGACATACGATCTAATGCTTATAAAGCAGGAGATGGCGGTAATATTGTTAGTCAGTCAGGAACTAATATTACTTTAGGCGCATCAGGAGATACAGTATCACTTGCTAGTGGAGCAAGTCAGAGTGGTTTTGGTCGTACTGGTACAGTTGATTGGCAAACAGGATCAATTAAAACATCAGATTTTACAGCAGCAAATGGTGAAGGATATTTTGTAAACACGACTTCAGGAGCAGTCACTGCAACATTACCTTCTTCTCCAAGTGCTGGAAATATTGTGGCTATAGCAGATTATGCTGGTACAGCAGGGACTAATAATATTACAATAGCAAGAAATGGGTCTAATATTGAAGGTCAAGCTAACAATGGAGTAATATCTTCAAATAGAGATACAATAACTTTAGTTTTTGTAGATGCAACACAAGGTTGGTTAGCTGTAAATGATAATGAGTCTTCTTTTATCGCACCAACTTTTATAACAGCTACAGGTGGAACAATAACAACAAGTGGCGATTGTAAAATTCATACATTCACAGGACCAGGAACTTTTTGTGTATCTCAAATTTCAAATACACCTGCTAATAATGAGGTTTCATATGTAGTAGTTGCTGGTGGTGGTGGAGGTGGTCAAGGTAATAATGGTCCATCACAAAGAACTGGTGGTGGCGGTGGTGGAGCAGGAGGCTATAGAGAAACAAAAAGTCCAGTTGCACCTTATTCAGCAAGTCCTTTAGATGGATATTCAACTGCTCCAAATAGAATTACATTAACAGCAACAGGTTTTCCAATAACTGTTGGAAGTGGTGGAACAGGAAGTAATCCAGGACCAGCTGGAAAAGGTTCTAATTCAGTTTTTTCAACTATTACATCTACAGGTGGCGGTGGCGGTAAAGGAGATGAAGGCCCTGCAGGTAATGTAGGACCAGGAGGATCTGGTGGTGCTGCAGCAACAGAAACAGACGGTAGTGCTGTTCCAACAGGAGGAGCTGGAAATGATCCAGCAACAACTCCACCACAAGGAAACCCTGGATCAGGAAGTCCAGGAAATGGTGGCGGAGGTGGCGGTGGCGCTGGCGCTGCAGGAACATATAATGACGGAGGAGCAGGAGTAGCAAGTTCAATTACAGCTTCCCCTGTTCAAAGAGCTGGCGGTGGAGGTGGTGGAGGACCGAGTTCACCAGGAGGAGCATCCTTTGGCGGCGGAGCTGGAGGAACAGGAAGTAATGCAGGAACTAATGGAACAGCTAATACTGGTGGTGGCGGTGGAGGAGCTGGTGGATCTCCATCTAATACTTCTGGATCTACAGGTGGTTCAGGTATAGTAATAATAAGGTATAAATTTCAATAATTATGACAAGTAAGATAAAAGTAGATAACATAGCAGACCAAGACGATAATAACATTATCAATGAAAGTGGTGATGTAATTACAGTTGGTGCAGCTGGTGATACAGTTGCAGTTGCAGGAAACATTGTAAAAACAAATGCTGTACAAGCATCTGATGCTGGTAATATAATCAGTCAATCAGGAACTACAATTACAATTGGTGCTTCTGGTGATACAGTATCACTTGCTAGTGGCGCATCTCAATCAGGTTTTGGTAGATCAGGATCAGTAGATTGGCAAACATCAATTAAGACATCAAATTTTACAGCAGCAAATGGAGAAGGTTATTTTGTAAACACAACTTCAACAGCAATAACTGTAACGCTACCTGCTTCACCAAGCGCTGGCGATATTGTAGCAGTTAAAGATTATGCAAACACAGCAGACACAAATTCTATTACAATAGCAAGAAATGGTTCAAATATAGATGGAGCTGCTAATGATGTAGCAATGACTACAGAGGGAATTTCTGTAGTTTTAGTTTATGCAGATGCAACAAAAGGATGGGTAGTTGTTGAATCTGGACAAAAAAGTGATTTAGTATCTCCTACTTTTATAACTGCAACAGGCGGAACTGTAACAACATCTGGAAATTTTAAAATTCATACATTTACAAGCCCCGGCACATTTTGTGTGTCATCGGTTGGTAATGCAGCAGGTTCTAATTCATTCGAATATTTAGTAGTCGCTGGTGGTGGTGGCGGTGGAGGTAATAGAGTAGGAAATGGTGGTGGAGCTGGTGGTGGCGGTGGAGGATTTAGAACTAATTTTCCTTCTCCTGGTACTGCTGCTGCAGTGCAAGGTTATCCAGTAACAATTGGTGCTGGTGGATCTGGTGGACCCGGTCCTACTACAGCAGGTAACCCAGGTAGTAATTCAGTAGCTATAAGTGTAACGTCTGCAGGTGGTGGAGCAGGAGGTTCAGGAGGACCTTGTAGTTCTAGTAAACCTGGAAGAAATGGAGGATCCGGAGGTGGTGCAGGAAGTGATGCACCTTCAAATATATCTGGTGGAACAGGTAATACCCCTCCAGTAAGTCCACCTCAAGGTAAAGATGGTGGTAGTAATGATACAGGAAACAGAGGAGCTGGTGGTGGAGGCGGTGGTGCTTGTGGAGTTGCGGGAGCATCTGCAACCCCTGGTAATGCTGCTACAAAATGTGGTTCAAAAGGTGGAGATGGAACAACTACTTCTATAAATGGAACACCAACTGCGTTTGCAGGTGGTGGTGGAGGTGGTGCCTTTGATGGTTGCGCTCAAGATGGTGGTGATGGTGGAGCTGGTGGTGGTGGAAGAGGAGCAGGTAGAAATGACCCTCCAATACCAGGCACTGTAAATGGAACTGCAGGAACAGCTAACACTGGCGGTGGCGGTGGTGGTGGCGGAATGAGAACTCCAAGTAATGAAGCTGGAGATGGTGCACCTGGTGGTTCTGGTATAGTAATAATAAGGTACAAATTTCAATAGGTAAATTATGAGTGAAATAAAAGTAAATAAAATTAGTCCAAGAACAAATTGTGGTACAACACAGTTAGGAGATAGTGGAGACACTATTACAATTCCTGCTGGTGCAACAATTTCAAATTCTGGAACAGCAGCAGGATTTGGTTCTACAGGTGAAGTATCTTGGAACACAACAAAAATTACAGCAGACCCAAGCACAGCAGCAACAGGTGTTGGATATTTTACAGATACATCTGGAGGAGCATTTAATGTAACTTTACCTGCATCACCAAGTGCAGGAAATGTAGTCGCTGTTGCAGACTATGCAAACACTTGGGATACAAATAATTTAACTATTGCTAGAAATGGATCTAACATAGAAGGATCGGCAGCAAATTTTGTTTGTAATCAAGAAGGTGCATCTGTAACTTTTGTTTATGTAGATGCTACTAAAGGTTGGGTGGTAGTTAATTCAGGAAATTCTTCTCAAGCTTTTGGAGCTTCATATATAGTTGCATCGGGTGGAAACAGTATAGTAACCTGCGGTAATTTTAAAATACATAAATTTTCTAGCCCAGGAACTTTTACAGTTTGCTCTGTAGGATGTTCTGCAGGATCAAATACAGTTCAAGTTTTATTAGTAGCTGGTGGGGGCGGCGGTGGCGGTGACCGTGGTGCTGGAGCTGGAGGCGGTGGAGTTGTTTTTAGTCCTTGCGCTGGTGTTCCAGTTTCTGCAACAGGTTTTCCAATATCAGTTGGTGGCGGTGGAACGGGAGGACCTGGTCCTGGACCTGGCCCTGCTAGAAACGGAAGTGCGGGAACAAATACTACAGGACTTTCTCTTACAGCAATTGGTGGTGGTTTTGGTGCTGGAGGTGGAGGAGGAGTTAATCCAGATTCAGGTGGCCCGGGAGGGTCAGGTGGTGGTGGTGGAGTTGGTGATCCAGGATCTCAACCTCACGCTGGTGGACCAGGAACTCAACCTGCTCAACCAGGTAACTCTGGAACTTTTGGTTTTGGTAATAATGGTGGTGCAGGTAACCCTGCTGGACCTCCTAATCATAGTTCAGGTGGTGGCGGCGGTGGTGGTGCAGTTGGTGCAACTGGCGATAATTCTGGATCAGGTAATGGAGGAACAGGAAAAGATGTAACTCCAATTTTTGGAGCATCTCCTCAACCTTTTTATGAACCTTCAGCTGGTTTATATGCAGGTGGTGGTGGAGGTGGAGCTTCTAATAATGTAGGGGCAGGAACAGGAGGGACTGCTACTGCGGGTGGTGGCCCAGGTGGATCTAATCCAGGATCACCGAGTTCTCCAAATGGTAGTGCTGGAACAACAAATACTGGTGGTGGCGGTGGTGGTGGAGCTAATATTCCAGGACAAGGTGCTGGTGCAAACGGAGGATCTGGAGTTGTTCTAATAAGATACAAATTTCAATAGTTGAATGATAATTAAAATTAATATATAAGGAGAAACATTATGGCACATTTTGCAATCAGTAGGTCAACAATATTTAGAGACACATAATAATTGGCCTGCACAAATGTGGATTCAAACTTCATACAATACACAAAACAATCAACATAAAGAAGGTGGTACACCTTTTAGAGGAAACTACGCAGGTATAGGTTATATTTGGGACGAAGATGATCAAATCTTCTGGCCTAAAAAACCATATGCATCTTGGGTAAAAGATACTACAACTGCATCTTGGAAATCACCAATCGGTGATCCTCCAGCATTGACAGCTGAACAAGAGGCACAAAATACTAAACCAGATGCAGATACTCCAGCTACTAACGGGTGGCACTATGAGTGGAATGAAGCTAATCAAAGTTGGGACTTGACAGACCAAATGGCATAATCTATATTTGGTGGTGGTATGCAAAAGAAAGTATTAAGCGAACAAGCATTATATTACGGTGATGTAGCAATGCCTAAAGATTGGGACATTAACCGAGATAAATTATCAGGCGACATTTTACAATCACAAATTCAAAACAAAAATTTTCCATTTTCAAGAACTTGGGATATGTTAAACACATATATGCGAGATCACATTAATCTCGAATATGATTTTAATTTAATCAACAAAGAAACATGGGGTAATATTTATAAACCTCAAGAAACAAGCGTTCCATTATTAAACACAGATCCTGTGGATTTAAAAAACTCCCCTGATTACACACTTCTTTATGGTGTAAATGTAAAAAACTGTAATGTTAGAATACATTATGACGACAACAGACGTAAAGGAAGAAACTGGGATATACCATTAATCAATAATAGATTTATTATGTTTCCATCTACTAGTATGTATTACCTAACTAATGATCAGAAAGATTCATTAAACTTTGTTTTAACAATAACTTATGAATATATTTAATGTTACAACTTGATATTTTTTCAACCCCTGTATACGTAGATGAAATTAAAAATTTTAACTTATCTAAAGATTTTTTAAATAAATTTAAAAAAAGACAGCAAGATATAAAAAAACAAAAAGAAATTAAACCCTTAATTAAACACATAAAAAACCTATCTAATAAAATATTTGATGATAGTTATTTAATAGACTGTAAAAATTACAAAGTAGATATTGTTTCTATGTGGATAAATAAACATAAATCAAACCAAAATCATCCACCTCATATGCATAGATCTAGTTTATTATCTGGTATTTATTTTCCTTGTGAAAATAATAATTATCCTGATTTAAATTTTTTAAGACCTTATGCAATTCCTTTTTTACCAATTACCAAAAAATTAAATAACATTAATTCTAACACTTGTAATTTACCTTATGTAAAAAACAGAATATATATGTTTCCATCTTATATTTACCATTTTGTTAACGTAAATAATTCTTTAAATACAAGAATAACAATTGCTTTTGATGTTTTGTTAAGAGGTATTTATGGAGAACAACAAGAAACACTAGATGTTGGAAAGTATAGCATATGAATTTATCTAATTATTACTGGTATTTTAGTGGTGTATTAACACCTAGGTTTTGTGATGATCTTATAGAATATGCTAATTCACAAAAAGAAGTCATGGCTAGAACTGGTGGCTTTGGTGAAAAAAAATTAAACAAACAAGAAGTATTAGATTTAAAAAGAAAAAGAAATTCTGATCTAGTATGGTTAAATGATACTTGGATATATAAAGAATTACATCCATATGTTCACGAAGCAAATGCAAGAGCTGGTTGGAATTTTGAATGGGACAGATCAGAATCTTGTCAGTTTACAAAATATAAACACAATCAATACTATGATTGGCATTGTGATAGTTGGAATAAACCTTATGAAAGAAAAAATAAAAATGATCCCGACAATGGTAAGATTCGAAAACTATCTATGACTTGTCAATTAACAGATGGTTCAGAATACAAAGGTGGTGAATTAGAATTTGATTTTAG